GTATATTGATGTTCTCCAATATGAGTTATGTGATCCATAATCCAAGCATGGCATTCACCTCCAATGTCTTTCCATCTTTGGCAAAAAGCAAAGTCTTCTCCCGTGTAAGTATGTTTAACAGGATCAAATTGAGTATCAAAAAAATTCCAAAAATCAGGTAGTTTTTCATTCTTACCATTAATAATTTGGTCTTGATCAATTCTCATTTCTGGATAAGCCTTTATCATTTTAAGAATTACTTCTCTTTTTATTAACATAAAACCTGTTGGAGAATGTTCTACTTTAATAACTCCATCTTTAATTTTAATAGCAGAATTATTTTCTACTTTCATAGGGTATCTGTAAAAACCTTTGTTTCTTAAATCTTTAGCTTCTTTAATCTTACCTTCTTTAATCATATGCATTCCTTTATCCCAATTTATATCTTTTAAAGGATATGGAATAGAGATAACATCTTTATCACAAGCAACTAATCTTTCCGCAGCAGATTCATTAAAAGAAATATCTGAATCAACAAATAATAAATGAGTAGCTTCTTTTTGTTGTAGAAATGCGCTTACACACATGTTTCTTCCTTGAGTAACTAATGAAGACTTCATTATGGAAAACCATAATTTTACATTCTTTTTAAAACAATATTTTTGTAGATTTAATAAAGCTTGAGCATAATGAATAGAGCATTCACTATGAACAGGTGTTGCTACAAATAAAGAATAGCCTGCTTTTTTCTTAGTGTCCGGTGTCGATGGTTCTTCGTTAAACCAAATTGGTTCGTGATTTTGAATCATATACTCCTTGTAAAAAGTTAGTCCATTCGTTTTTTCTATTTTCCCAACTATAAAATTTCTTATAAAAAGATACTTGAGAATCTAATAACTGTTGCATTCCTACTGAATGAAGTTGTTCTGCAATTCCTTCAATTGCATAAGCAAAACATTTAGCTAAATTTCTGTAAGCTCTATCATATTGAACGTAAGTTGGCCACTCTGAACACGTCTCAAACAAAGCTCCATAATTAGTTACAATTCCATGAAGTCCACTTCCTAAAGCTTCAATAGCCGACATACAAGAAGTCTCTTCCCATATATTAGGATAAGCAAATATTTTATACTCGCCCATCTTTTTTATTATTTTTTCGTTAGAAGCATAGCCTATATAATTTACATTAGGTAATTTTTTAGCTTGTTTATATAAATCTCTATAAGAAGTATCATTAGCTTTTTTAAAAGCATCTCCATATATTTGGGTAGAGGAATAAACATCTAATTCTATTAAAGGATTTTTAATTAACTGCATAGCACCTAGTAATACAGATAATCCTCTCCATGGAGTAGAAGTATATATTAGTTTTATTTTATCACCGTTTTTATGAATAGTTTTAGGTGCAAATTTTTCTATAGCATTTTTAATAACAACACATTTTTCGGGGGGTACTTCAAAAGCCATTCTAAACTTTTCAGCACACCAATGGGAATTAAATACATACCAATCGTATTTATTATGATTAGATTTATCTTCAAACCATGGAGCTAAGTTACTTTGATCGTAAGAATTTTGTGCCCAAAGAATATTAATTTTATCTTTAGATAAAGGTGTTTTTTCTGGAATAGAGGTAGTTATCTGAAACTTATCTAACAGCGTATTATCTACGTGTTTATATAACTGAGCATATTGCAACTCCGTTCCACCTAATGGTTGCATAAATTAATTATAAATTAGATTCACCGTCTACAGTTAAAGAAGCTACAGTAATTTCTAAATCTTGTTGAAAATCTTCTGCTGTAGTATCTGTATTTGAATCAGCTACATCTGCATCAAATGCAGCTTTATCCGCATAAATTACACCTGTTCTTTTATGCTTAACAATTTCTTTTGCTTTTGCTGGTATTTTTTTTATTTCCATATAATCTATATAATACTTTTTAAGTTGTTTGTCTAGCCTTTACCCTGTCCTTTGTAACGTTTTAATCTTTTTTGACGCTTCTCACTTTTAGATAAACATTTCTTATGTTTTCGAGGCCCTCTTTTTTTAGGCTGATTACGTTCATGGTGTTCTTTAAATTTTTTAGCCATTATACATCTTCTCTATTTATCTCTAATAATGATGCCACAACATGTAATTCATTAGCATCAGATGCAGTAACTTTTAATATCTCATTTTCTAGTAATATTAAAGGTTCTGTTAATAATTGTTCAGTAGCATTAGAAGCTATTGACTTAACATTAAATAAACTAAATACAACACTTGCTGCATTAGTTAATGTTACAGTTATTGTTGCTGCACTTCCAGCATCATTTGATATTAATAAAGATTTTACAATTGCTCTAGAATTACTAGGTGTTGTATATAAAGTTGTAGCATCTGTTGTAGTTAAATCTACTTTTGCATTTGTATATATATTAGCCATTAAACCAAGTGAACCTCTCTACTTCTTGTTTTAGGTCTTCTTGAAAAGAACTATTTAATTGATTCTTCATTGTTTCTAATGATTGAAGAAGTTGTTGTTGATTTTGTGGATCATAATCTGGACTAGGTTCTGGAATAAAATTAGTTACCTTAGCCATTATCTTCTACCATCAGGTTGTATGTCTGCTCTAAAAGTTCCATATCTCCAAGTTTGTCCACTAGATAGATTAGCTATTTTTAAACTAGCTGATCTTCCTCTAGCACGTGTATCTATTTTTTGTGTACTTGATGTTACAGAAAAAGGTCCTAAAGAAGAACTAGATGCTGTATCTGATGGATAATCTTTTAATAAAATAGTAACTGTTGCAGTTCCGTCTAGTCTTTGAAAATCAGGTATAAATCTTCTAATTTTTGTAAAGTATTCTCCATCACCCTCTAAGTGTATCATAAAATCTCCGGTTTCAATAAAAGCAGAGATTGTTGTAGTTACTCCATTATCCAATTGATCCACTCCCGTTTCATGTGTCCAAAATGTAGCAGATCCAGAAGTATTTGTCACTCCCTGTATAACTGGGAAAGTAGGTAATCCTGCGTTATAAAAAGAAGTAGCATAAGGTTTGTCAAATAAATGAGCATCATAGTAAGATGTTCTAGCTAAAGAACTTGTGTACCAAACTTTTTCTGAGTAATTATATGTAACACATCTATCTATTTCAGTAGCTGAACTCGAAGCATAGAACCAATTTATTTCATTAAATAATGAATTGTGGCTAGCGTAAGTTATTCTTCCAGCATCATAATTAAATCCTAAGTTTCCTGGGTTATTCGTAGTAAATACAAAATCTTCCACTGAACAAGGTATTTTAACAACTGTTCCATTGTAAGCATTAAAAGAACCTGCATCATCCATCCAATAAACAACTCCGTCTACAAAAGCCATAGAATGTGAGCTCATTAAACCACAATTAGATCCTACCTTTCTAATACTAAAAGTAAAAGGTGCTCCAACATATTGCATTGTATATGCTGCGGTATCTGTAAAAACCAAAATATAGTCTTTTGCTTTTACTGCACCTACAATTTCAGTTCCATCATCTATTCTAAAAGTACCTGCTGTATTAATAGCAGTTGGTTGATAATCACTAAAGTTTTCTTGGTCAGAAAATCTTATTAACATTGGATCAAAACTTGAAGGAGTTCCAATTATTGATTCCGTTCCTAAATGTAAAAAATGTCTGTCTGTGTCTGATACAATTGAAACAGTTGTTTTAGTAGGAGCGTTTGCCATAATAGTTGCTCTAACTGATAAAGCATTATTATTATTACTTATAGGCTGCCATGTAAAAGTTCTTCCTTTTAATATAGTAGCTGTTAATATTTGTCCAAAGTTATCTAAAGCCCAATCAGCTGGATCTAGTGTGACAGTAGAAGATAAAGATGCTGCACCCCACGCAGTGTAATACTCTACCCCTGCTAAAGTAGAATGAGCTGATCGTGTTCCAGCCACTGCTCTTGTAATTCCTGTAAGATCATTAGTTGAAATACCTGTATAGGAAATAAATTCTGCTCCAACTTTAATTACTCCCGATGTTGGAAACCCTGTTGTTGATGCAAGTGTAATAGAAGTTCCAGATCCTCCAGTACCTGCAGAGTCGTCTAATAAAGCTCCATCTAAGTTTGTAGTAAGTCCAGATGCTCCTCCGTAACCACCTGTTCCAAATCCAAAGCCAAATGTTTGTCCGATAGGTCCTACTTTAACATATCTGTTGATAGTACATGCACCTGACCCTGCAACAGTAACTCCCGCATTCGTTGCCATCGTTATGGTAAATGTATTAATTGTTGCACTAATTACTTCAAAAGTTTGGTCAGTAAAATTAGCTGCAGTGTACCCTGCACCAACTGGTGGGGTTACACTTGTAAAAGTAAAGTAGTCTCCGGCAATCATATTATGCCCCGTTAGGTTTACGGTGACCGTTGGCGAGGTGTTTGTAGTATCAAACGTTCCTCCTGTTTGCGCTGTCTCTAGTGGAGTAATATCATAATACGCTCCTCCATAATAAATATATAATCCTCTCTGGGATCCAAGTGCTACATATCTATTACCATCTAAATCTGCCCATTGATGCTGTGCTCTTACGGCACCAGCTAAGGTATCTGAAGTAATAGAAGACCATCCACCCACTTTTTCAGGTAACCCATAACGAAATCTTACAAAATCTCCGTCTACATATTGCCCTTCAGCAGCAGTATCTGTAATTTGTTTGTTAAATCCTGGTCTTATATTAATTAAATTTAAAGCCATAAAAGCATTATACCCTATTACAATAGGTAGTAAAATAGCATTGAAACTTAATTATTTGGTTGAGGGTAGCTTAATCCCACTTAAAAATATTACCATAGTTAATCTTTCTTCTTTATCTAAAGAAGTAGCTCCATGATAAGCTTTTCCATCATAACATGCAATAGTGTTAAAATTATTAGATATTTTTAATGTAGGCTTTTTATTTTCATCATATAAAGAAGTCCCTGTATTTTCATCATTTACGTCTAGATTTAAATAAATTATGCCCGCTAAATCACAGTTATCTTGATGTATTTTATTATTAGGTTTAATGGAATTTATCCAATCTTCATATTTAATTTTATGAAAACATATTATGCTTTTATCAATTTCAAGTGATTTGTATTTTTTATCGTAATCTCCAAAATACATTTCAACCACATTCTGAATTATTGAAAAATGTAAATCTAGATTAATGTTAAGTAAATTATCTGTTCTTGAACCAGGCCAATTATCTTTATCAGTTGATTTATTCCATTTAAGTGTCTTAGAATAGTTAACTATACTTAAAGGGTTTTTAAACAAATTTTTTTTTATTATTGTAGGGTACACTATTTTACCTCCATAAAACTATCTGAACCTATTTCTCCTATTTCTCCAATGGGACAAAAATTAAAAGCTAATGAAGTTCTTTCGGTTTGTTGCTCACTAGCTTTAATCTGATGATGGGTTTCTGAAGGAAAAAATATTATTAAATTTTCACTCATATCAAAAGTATATTTATCAGAATTGTAGATATTACTTTCAGAAGTGCTTAACTTCCAACTAGAGTTATTAGAATGGTTGTGAAAAATAATTTTAGCTTTTTTAGGTTCTGTTTTTAAATATAATACACCACTTAACATAGAGTTATTATGATTATGTATTAAAGAACTTTGATTGATATTTGTTTTTGTAATCCAAGATGTTGTCATCTTAAAATCATTATAGTTATATTTTAAAACATTTTTTGTATATTTTTTAAAAACAGTAAATATTTTTTCTTTTAAAGAATAGAGTTCTTTTTTTTCTAATATAGATTTATTTAATGAAACCTTACATAGACTGTCTGTAGATCCTTCTTCCCAGATTTTTTTAAAAGATTCTTGTTCAAGAGTTTTTAAAATTATATTATTATCTATGTCTAAATAATCAATATACACTACTTTTGAAAAAATAGGTATTATTTGAGGCTCAAACATTATTTTATGCTTACTCCTTCAATCCAATTATCAAAACTCATTAATGACCATTGACCATACTCAAAATTTTCTTCATTCCTAATAAACTTTTTTTCTTTTTGATTAAAATTTAAAATTTGGTTTTCAATTTGTTTAATAGAACTAGACTTATTTTCTTTAGCTAGATCTTGCGCATATTTCCAAAAAGAAGTTTTAAATTTAGATCCTTTTATATAATGCCATAAAATAAAACTTTCTATTTCACTCATATATTCTTTTATATTATTTTTACAATCTTCGGCTGTAGATAAATTATTAATTACATCAAAATACCATCTGTTTGCTTTAATATATGAATTTATAGCACTAGCTTCCAGAGGTTCTAGAAAAAAAAGTTTATTTCCGTTTAAAAAAATTCTTTTGTCTATTACCGGTTCTTTAGCTAAATACTGGCTAAATTTAATTGAATGATTAATTTTATCTACTTTAAATCGTTCTTTAAAATCATTTTCAGCTTCTTCTTTAGATGTAATGTTTGAATTATATAAATAACCTATAGAAGTAGTATCTGGTAAAGGTATATAAAAAGTCCATCCGTGAGGCGTTGCTATACATCTTGTGTATTTAACATCATGTTTTTTTTTAGGTAGATTTGCCAGTAGTGCAGCATTTAAAGGATTAACTAAACTATCATAATTTTCAAAACTTTTAGGAGTTCCTCTACAATCAATAATATAATCAGCGTCTATTTGATCATAGTTTAAAATATTTTCAGTTGTTTCTTTAAAATTAACTTTAAGATTATTGCACACATATTCTTGAAAATCTTTTGGAGAACAATGAATACTATAGTTACCCAGAGGAAAAGGGTGAAAAAATTCATCTTTAACATTTCCCCAATTTTCATACATTATTCCTGTTTTTAAAGTTAAAGGAAGTTTTTTAACCCAATCACTTCCTAAAGTTTTCCAAAGTAAATTTGGATATGCTAAAGTAGATCCTTGTCCCGTAGGAACAGGTTTTATTTCTGGGTCGTAGTATAGCTCAATTTCACGGTCTGCATCCGCTGTATAATGATTAAAATGTAATGCACTTAAGCATCCGGCGTTACCTCTTCCGAGAATAGCAATTTTTTGTTTTTTTAATTTCATATAACTTTTATAGTTCTTTGTTAGTTATCTGTCTATTACCGTGAAATCCAACAGAAAGTATTATTCTAGGAGACAGTCCAATAACTTTGTGAGGTACTCCCTTTGGTATATATATTAAATCACCTTTGTGTATTTCAAAATAATCTGTGTTTTTTCCAAAAGTTTTATATACTGTTATTCCATTCAATCCAATTATAAAAACATCTTCCTCATCTACATGGCTTATTCCAGCTGAACTTTTAAGGCTAAAAAATATATCACAGCCGTCTCTCTTATCTAAACAATAATTAAAAACTTGAGATAAAAAACTTTGAATAAATTTAAAATCTGGAAACATATCTTGTAAATTTCTTAATTGAACAACTGTTTTTAAAAATTCATTATTATTTTTTATTAAAACAGCTACTTCACATTCTTCAATAAAAGAAGTTAATAAATTAAAGTCATACTTCGTTTCTATTTTACAAAAATCTTTGACAAAAGTTATTTTATTTTTATCAATATTTTCTTTTTCTTTTGGGTTTAGAGATATATTTAGTGGCATACAATTTAAGTTTATAAATAATGAACAGCTAGAACAGTTTTAAAATTATTTTTTATGGGATTAATTTCTGTAAAAGAAGTAGATACATCTGTTAATACAGCTCTATTTTCTACACAATGGATTTTTTCTAAACCTAATATTTTAGTAAAACCATCGTTAGAATTTAAATATAATAAACAACTTTTATAGCTCTTATTTTTTAAAAATTCAGATTCTGCTAAATGCTCTTGTGCTTCATTATATTTGTCATAAACAGTAATACTGGACTCTAAAACAATTTCTGCTTTTAATTTTTTCAACACACTACTTAAAACTTTATCTATAAAATAACTTCTATTTTCTCCTTGTTTATCTACTAAACAATGACTTAAAATAAAAGGATTCATTTTTTTAATTGACCATAAAAAATCTTTAGAAGATACCACTTTCTGTATTTTAGAAAATTCTACGTTATCTAAATAATTATTTTCTACTTGAACCATATCTTTATTTTCCTTCAACTTTTGAATCAGACTCTGTTGGTAAATTAGATACCTCCTTTGAAAAATTCAAATTCCAATCAGTCACCATTCTAACTAAAACATTTCCAAAATGTCTTAATGAAACAGGAGTTAACATTAATTTTTTATTTTTTTTAATAATATTAATTTCTTCTTTTGAAAAAATAATTTCTCCAGAACCATCTTTATTTTGTTTAAAATTCATATTATTTATTTTTTTGTACCAAAAAGTTTTCTTTTATCTATGTAATATTCTTTGTAGTCACCATCAGCTTTTACATAATGTAAAAATATTTGAGAATGCCAGTCTCCTTGAAACTCTTCCCTCCAATGAGGAACTTCTGTGCCTTTATATAGTGCAGCATCTCCTTCTTCTAATAACACTTTTTCTCCACCCATAAATATAGGCCATGGAGTTCCATCACTTCCTACTTGTATGGTTACTGATATTTCGCAAGAAGGTCTATCCACATGTTTTTTTAGATGAGCAAATTTTGTATAAACACGCCCATAAGAATAACTTGGTAATAATTTAAAACCAGTGTTTTCACTCACACAAGAAATATTTTTTATAAGTAAGGCATCTGTAGCAGCTGTTCCATAAAAACAAGTATCTTTATTGGGTTGGTTCCTGTCTTGATCAAAGTTTTTTAAATTTTTTCTATGCATTATATCAGACCATATCTTAAACAAACTGACTTCTTCTTTATTTAAAAAATTTTTAATTATTTTAAATCTATCCATTATAAAGCCCACGATACTACTGAATACCTCACTCCTTTTGTAACAGGTGTTACGCAATGAGGATATAAAAAATTACTTGGCCAAATTATTAAAGTATTTTTTTTAGTTTTAATTTTAAATTCTTTAGATCCAAAATCTGTTTTAAATAATAAATCTCCTCCCTCATAAGAATCATTTAAAATAAAAATAAGACTTAAAGTTCTTGGTGTACTGGATCCATGATCGACATGAAACTTGTAATGACCTCCTACATCATATTTTAAAACCTGTATGTCGTTTATAAATACATTTAAATCTCCTTTAAAAACAGAAAAGTATTCTCCTATTTTTTCCGAAAATACATTTATTAAATAATTACACCAATGTACGGAAGTAAGACTTTTTTCATTTATTGAATTGATTAGGCTCCATGTCTTTGTTTTTCTAATTTTTAAATCTAATTTTTCTTTTACATTATCTACAATAGCTGCGTCTTTAAAATTTTGATTAGTTTCACAAACTTTTAAAAAATTATTTAAAGTTTCCTCGTCTAAAACATTTTCATAAACTTTAATGTAGTTAATTAAATTATCTTCCATTATTTCCAACTTTTTTTATTCCAGAATTTATTTTTATAGTTATGTACTAAATCAAGATTATAGAAATATCTTTTTTTATTCATTTTTTTTAAATCTACTTCTCCAATTTTTAATTTCCAAGAATCTCTTTTAAAGGGAATAACCTGAACATATGGAGTTCCTTTTTTCAACAAAGTTTTTAAAACTGGATATTTATCTCCATTTACAATTATTGGAAAATTTATATACATATCAAAAGTATCTGTATCTACAATCCCTGGAATAATAGAAAATCTATCATCTGTATTATTCATAGGAGGTAAAAATAGACAAGAGTAACCAGGTGGGGTTTTAATTAACCACGGGTTTAGTATTTTATGAAAAGGTAAACTTTTATTTTTATTAACAAAAGGACATTTTTTACTTACTTGATCTACAGGGTGAATTTGTGGATTATTTTCATGATTTATATTAACATAAAGAGGTCCATTAGAATCAGACATTCCAGAAGACATTATTGTACCTCTCTCATTGTCTTTTAAAATATTATGGCTTAAAAAAATATCTGTTGGTATTTTTAGTAAATAACCGTTAGTTAAAGTATCTAAAAAAGGCATGCAGCCCTTTATAGTTTTATTATCTGCAGAATGCTCTAGTTTTTTATACCATTCTGGTATATTTAATTTACAGGCTTCTGGAAAAAGACTTTCTTCCTTTAAATATTCTTTCTCTGTAGAAAATTTGATTATTTTATTAAACATTTAAATTAGTTTTAAACTAATTTAAGGGAGCTGTAAAGGATGATAAAAAGTTATTGAATTACTATCGCAATATTCTTCCCAAGATCTATCTGTCAAAGGATAAGTAAGACTACTTGCATCAAAACTATCTAAATAGTTTTTATAAGATACATAGTCTGAATAGTTCGGGTGATCTGTACAATGTTCTATTATAGGAGATACAACTTGTTTAACTAGATCTATTGCGGCTTCTAATTCAGTTTGAGTTTTTATATTTAAACTACCCTCTTCACCCGGTTTTACAGGAAGAGAATCTTTTAATACAACCGTTGGCACATTGTCTACCATTCTAGCTTCGCCTAAAGATAATCTTACATTGTTAAAATCTTCTGTTGATACAGTTCTTATATCATAAACAGAGTCAGTAATGTTTAATTTGCTTTTTCCAACATCATCTTCTGCTATTTTTGTTATAAATCCTTCAGTATTAAAAATAAAATAAGCCATAATTATAATCCGTTATCGTAAAAAACTAAACCACCTGCCCCACCCGGTCCACCAGAACTACTGGGAGAAACATTTCCTCCTGAACCAAGTGAACTTTGAAATAAAATTGTTTTAGTTGGAGTTGAAGTTGCTCCTGGAGCATTTCCAGCATTTCCAGGGTTTCCATTTTGGGGGTTACCAGAACCAAAGCCACCGTTTCCTCCGTTACCAGCGTTTACAGTGAATAAACTTCCGACATTAGTTGCACCACCAGCATTACCGGCACTACCCGATGGACCAGAACTACCGCCGTTTCCAGGTGCTCCAATAGAAACTGCATAATTACTACCACCTGAAACAGAACCTTGATAATAACCAAAACCACCTGCTCCTCCGTTACCGCCAGATCTACTCCAAGAATTTCCCCAACCTCCGCCTCCACCGCCTCCAGCCCAAGCAAAAGCCGTAAACTTGCTTACATCTGCAGGAGGACTGTATGTACTTGATGAAGGTCCTTGTTGAAAATATTTCGTTTGCATATTTCCACCACCTGCACTTCCAGAAGAAGCTGCTGTAATTCTACCTTGTGCGTCAACAGTAACTGTAGCCAAAGTGTACTCAGCGGGAGTTACCGCAGTGTCTTCTAATTTATCTGCCGTTACAGCATCGTTATTTATTTCTGCTGTTTCAACAGCACTTGCTGCAATCTGTGCAGTATCAACTTTATCTGACTCGATTGCCCCGTTATCAATTATTGTAGTTCCATTTGAAATAATACCCATAATATCTCCTTTAAATTTTTTCTAATTTTAATCTAAATTTTTCATTAGATTTATTATTGATTAAGTATATATTGTCGGAGCCTTCCTGTAAAGTCCAACTACCTTTAGATCCGTCAACAATATTACCCTGTTTTTTATGTTCATTATTTAAGTGTAAGTCTCCTGTATATATGTTTCTCCATACATTACCTACAGCTCCTAAATCATAAGTATCATTTGCACCGGGTAAAATGTCTCCTGCAGCAGTTATGTCACCTAAAGTTATGTCACTTAAATTTGACATAACATCAATAATATTGGTTCCATTTGAATATAATATTTTATACCCTTTATCTGTTGTAGACCAAGTAGCACCCGTCCCCGAAGTAGGTTTAAATGTAACTGTAAAAGCACCTGTTGTTCCATTTTCTACAAGATATGTTTTTTCAATAGAGCCTGGAATTGTTACAATAATATTACCTGTAATTGTTCCAGTTAATTTTATTACAGCGTTTCTTGCATTTGAAATTACTCCATCAGTCATTGCAAGAGTAGTAGTACCAGTTCCATTTACAGTAACTGC